GGCAGATCAACGCCTTGAGCGCCTTGAACAGTACGTTTATTTTAACAATGGCGCAAGCAAAAAGTAAGTCCGCAAAGTATTATGCGGCAAATCCAAAGGCAGCTGCCAAAAAGGCTGCCTACCAACGCAAACTGAATAAGAAGCCCACCGTTAAGAATGCTTCGGAAGAGCGGTGGACAGAACGGAGACGGCGCGGCATTGCCAGCAAGGGTGGTGCCGACCTATCACATACAAAGGATGGCCGCATGGTGCTTGAATCGCCATCCAAAAACCGAGCCAGAAACGGTCACAACGGCAAGAGTACCCGCAAATGAACAAAGGAAACGCCAAGCCACCCGGCCTCTACGCTAACATGAACAAGCGTCGCAAGGCAGGGACCAGCCGTCCAAAGAGCAAGAGCACGGTGTCGCCTAAGGCGTATGCCAACATGAAAGCAGGATTCCCTAAAAAGAAGAAGTAAACCACCGCAGCAGGCCTCATGCCTCTCAAAGATCCTTCTGAATACCTCTACTTTCTTAAGGCCATGACCGCAGCCGAAGCCAAGCGTATGTGGAGGACAGCCATTAAGGAACATTGGAACAACCAGTGTGTCTATTGTGGCTCATCTGAAAATCTAACGCTCGATCATGTCCATCCAAAAGCCCGTGGTGGGCACGACACTACCCACAATGTTGTGCCCGCTTGTCTAGATTGCAACCAGTCCAAAGGTTCGAACCACTGGTTGTCGTGGTGGGTTGGTCAAGACTCTTTTGACCACAAAAACTTCTCCAGGGTTCTGTCCTGGACTACCGGTTAGTACTAACGTAATTCTTTTTAGGTAAATCAAATGGCTACTCTTCCCGCAGGCGGTTCCAGTTACGGCAACATCTCGACGGCTCCTGGTCGTCAAGACGAGGACGAACTCAAGAACCGGACGCACACCACTGCTAACGTGTCGGGTGGTGTGACTACAACGACCACCGTTCCCGCTACCTTCGCTACCCTCGCCACGACTGTTGCTGCTAACGGTACCGTTGCTGCCTGTAAAACCGCAATCCGTACTGTTCGTCGGACCGATCGTATTCCCTCCTCGAACAACGCAAACAAGACTGGTCGTGTGACCCGCGTTGATACCGTTCAAGGCCGCATCCTGACCGTTGGTACCCTGGTTGGTGGTTCCAACTACGTGACCGGCGTCTACTCGGCTGTTGCGCTGACTGGCGGTACCGGTACTGGTGCTACTGCTAACATCACCGTGAACAACGCTGGTGGTATTATTGCCCTCGACACCCTTGTTGGTGGTACCCTCTACGGAAATGGTACTTATACCGCTGTGCCTCTGACTGGCGGCACGGGCACTGGTGCTCAAGCCACCATTGTGGTTGCTAGCGGCATTGTGACCACCGTGACCCTGACTGCTTCCGGCACCGGCTACACCGACAACAACGTGCTGTCTGCGTCTGATGCTAACCTGGGTAACCTGGGCACTGGCTCTGGCTTCACTATCTCCGTTAATGGCACCAAGGGTGCTGTGAGCGCGGTGTCGCTGGTTGCTGGTGGTGCCGCCTACGACGTTGGCGAGGTGCTGAGTGCTGCTGCTGCCAACATTGGTGGTACTGGTTCCGGCTTCTCCGTTACCGTGGCTACGACTTCTGGTCCTATCAACGCCTGATAACAATGGCAAAAGTTACCTCCTCTTCCAACCGCAGTAAGCGGAAAACCGATAAGCCCGTGACCAAGGGTCAGAACCCTCAACGGGCCAACCGTCAGGCGGCTAGTCAGGCCAAGGTCAGCACCTCTGGTCAAGGCACGCCTGGTTCGGCAAAGGTGACGACTGGTCAAGGTGGTGGGGCTAGCAAGCCCTCTGGCCGTCAGCCTCGTGCCATCACGAACGGCAACAGCCCTGCCATGCGTCAGATCCGTGCCAAGGCCGTTCAGGCGCGTCGTCAGGCACAAGGCAAGCCCGTAGCCACAAAGGGCAAAGCCGTGACTCTGCCCAACTCTGCCCGTGCTGGTCAGAACCTGCCCCGTCAGGGTGCCCAACAAATGCGTACCATCGGTGATTCCGGTCAGGTGCGTGCTGCTGCCAAGCGTGGTCAAGAGATCCGTAAGGCTGCTCAGGCTGCTCGTGGTGCTAAGCAGGCCATGGGTCGGATGGGTAGTACTCTTGCTCGGGCTCGCTTTGCTCGTGGTCCGGCCTCTGCTATTGCTGGGGCTGTTGCTGGTCAAGCATTGAGCCCTCTTGCTACAAAGGCCGGTCAAGCTCTTGGTCGTGCCCTTAAGCCTGCTGCTCGTAAGCTGGACGATACCCTTCCCGGCATCAATAGCCGTGATGAAGCACGTCGTCGCAACGCACAGGCCGCTGCTAAGGGCTCCACGTCCCGCTTCAAGGGCGCTCGTGAGGCTGCCGTTAAGAAGGCATCCGCCATTAAGGGTAGCCCCGTTGTGGGCCCTCGTAAGGCGTCCTCCGGCGGTGCTTCCAGCTTTGATTCGTCCTTTGCTGCTGCCCGTAAGGCTGGCAAGAGCACCTTCACCTGGCGTGGCAAGAAGTATAATACGAAGCTCCGTGGCGAGTGATCATGGCCAAGAAGAGCGTCAGCCTTTCTTTAGGTCGTGGTGAAAAGTCCCGTAAGGGAGGCCTTACTGCTAAAGGTAGGGCCAAATACAACGCGGCAACGGGGTCTAATCTAAAGGCCCCTCAGCCGCAGGGTGGTCCCCGCAAGAAGTCCTTCTGTGCCCGCATGAGTGGCGTCAAGGGACCAATGAAAACCGCAAGCGGTAAACCAACCCGCAAAGCCCTAGCCCTTAAGCGTTGGAAGTGTGGTTGATCATGCCCCTCAATAAAGGTTCCTCAAAGAAGACCGTCTCCAAGAACATCAGCAAGATGGTCAAGGAAGGCCGTCCTCAGAAACAAGCAATTGCCATCGCCCTCAGTAAGGCTGGCAAGAGTCGCAAGCGTAAGTAAGTCTCACAGGGGTCTAGGAGCTTCTCCAAGGCCCCTTTACTATTGTTTAGGTACATTCTATCATGACCGATAAAACAGCGGCCTTAGAGGACCGTCTGAGGGCCAGCTTTCCACTCTTCTTGACTCTTGTATGGAAGTCGCTAGACCTGCCTCGTCCAACAAGAGCACAGATTGCCATTGCCAGGTACCTTCAGGATGGTCCGAAGCGTCTTCAGATCCAGGCGTTTCGGGGACTAGGAAAGAGCTGGATTGCTGCTGCCTTTACCCTTTGGATCCTGTTTCGGGACAGAGACAAGAAGATTATGGTTGTGTCAGCCAGCAAGCAACGAGCCGACGACTTCACAATCTTTTGTCAGAAATGCCTTATTGAGATTTCTTGGCTCAATCACCTGACCCCACAGGACGATGATCAGCGGTGGAGCCGGGTATCCTTTGATGTTCGTGGGTGTAAGCCAGCGCAAAGCCCTTCCGTGAAGAGCGTTGGAATAACCGGACAATTAACGGGAAGCCGGGCTGACCTGATCATCTTTGATGACGTGGAAGTCCCAAGCAACTCTGCTACGGACCTTATGCGAGAGAAGCTATTGCAGTTGGTGACGGAGGGTGAATCAGTGCTGACCCCCAAAGAAGACAGTAGGATCGTGTTTTTGGGGACGCCTCAAACCACCTTCACAATTTACCGGACCCTGAGAGAGCGGAACTACAAACCGTTCGTGTGGCCTGCCCGCTACCCCAAGTCACTGGTTGGGTACGAGGACATCCTTGCGGAGGACCTCCAACGGGACATCGATGAGCAGGGGCTAGACAAGCTTTCTTGGACTCCAACGGATACTCGCTTTTCGGAGATCAACCTCTTGGAAAGGGAACAGTCAATGAGCCGCAGCAACTTCATGTTGCAGTTCATGCTTGACACGAGCCTATCGGACGCCCTCAAGTTTCCCCTCAAGCTGTCCGACTTCTCCGTTCTTGCCCTGGACCCTGCTCGTGGTCCGTCTGATCTGGTGTGGGGTGCTGACAAGGAGACCCTGCTTGATCTACCCGCCGTTGCACTTCCTGGGGACCGCTGGCACAGGCCAAAGGCAACCGGTGAGTTCATACCGTGGAACGAAACGATTACCGCTGTGGACCCCTCAGGCCGTGGTAAGGACGAAACAGTGTCCATCATCCTGTCACAGATCAATGGCTTCATCTATATCAGGGACATCTATGCTACTCAGGACGGCTACTCCGACGCGACTTTGAGAGAGATCCTAAGAAGGTCTCGGCAGTTCGGGTCAAAGACGTGTCTGATCGAATCCAACTTCGGTGACGGTGCCATCATGGAACTCCTAAAGAAGCACGCCATCGAAATGAAGGTTGGCATGAACTTTGAGGAGACAAGAGCCACTACCCGAAAAGAGGATAGGATTATTGATACGCTGGAACCAGTCCTTAACCAGCACCGCCTTGTCATTGACCAGCGTCTCATCACCTGGGACTACCAGTCCAACAACGACATGGCCCCCGAGGAACGCCTTCCGAGAATGCTGATGTATCAGCTAACAAGGATGTGCCGGGCAAAGGGTGCCGTAAAGCACGATGACCGAGTGGATGCTCTAGCCCTTGGCGTCAAGTACTTTCAGGATGTTCTAGCCATCTCCTCAAAGGAAGCACTGATCCAAGAGAAGCGTCAGGAGTGGGACAGAATGATCACCACCTTCATCGAACAGCCCGTCCTAGCAACTGACATGCTCGT